GTCTATTGTATTCTAATTAAAAAAATTAGCGTAGGCATCATATGCAGAAGCCGGTGTTTGTTTAACCGGTTCCTTATATGTACCTTCGTCCAGTTCTTTTAATTTCTTTAGATCAATAGAATAATTATTTTGGATTAAGTTAAATAAATCGAGATTATAAGAATATGTTGATTCTCCAATTGAAGAACCGTACATAATCTCATCAGTCTCATTTATTTTCTTAAATCCAAGACTGAATATCTTTCCTGTGTTTAGTAATTCGAGTGTTTTATTTCTCTCTTTACCAAATACATTATCAATATTCAGCATTAATAATTCTTTAGATTTCTGTCTGTAATTCAGATGATTAACATCTCATTTACTTACAGAATCTTTATAATTATTAATGTAATTAACTATTCCTTTAAAAATAGGATAATTCCTTAATTCATTTGGATCTTCTAGGTTATAGATTGTTTTATTTTCTATAACTTTAGAAGCCAAATTATTTAAGGAAGTCATACTATTTTTGACGGAACCTCCCATTCCCTGAGCCACAACATCATCATAAGTATTATGAATTAATTGTTCATCAGGGATCATGAATTGTTCATTCTTAATATTTAAACATAATAGTTCTCTAAGAGAATCATATGTTAAATATCCGAATGAATAATCCAATGATTTATGGAAGGTATAGATCTTCATTTTAAATCTTGAGTTATTGAATTTCTTCGATAACTTAAGACTTAAACCTTTGTAAAGAGAAGATAATATACATGGAAGATTCTTAGTAGAACCTAGGTAATTTCCCTTGACTTTATAAAAGTCATAAAGGTTTACCATTACTATGAAAGGATTTTCGATATTCTCGACAATCCCATTCATTGGTAATCCAGTAAATTCTTTTCCTTTACAGAATCATCTTTTAGCGAATTCATATGTATCTTTCGATACATGTGTCTTACTATCAGATAATTCTACACCTAGATAACCCATTCATTTCATATAAGTCTTGGCAACTTTATCGTTTTTTATAACGATATCATCACCAAGGATTATATAATCTGTAAAGTTATCTAAACCATTTAATTTTGCACATCAGTGTAAAACTAAATGGTGTGTTAGTGTAAAGGCAGCTCAGGAAGAATATGAACCCATAGGTTGTCCAGTTCTATATTGAACTAGATTTCCTTCTGGAGTTTCAAATTTCCTATCAGATAGAATAAAACTTCATCCATCAGATACTTCTTTTGATATTGCTATCTCAAGAAGTCTCCTCTGGAGTGAAATTGGAAATCTATCTGTTGCTGATGACAGGTCTATAGATCAAAACATATTTCCATCGTCCTTTCAATTATTTAAAGGACTCTGAGTATAAGTCCTATCACATGGAAGATTTTGAAGTTTATTCATTATCTTTTCATGTATAGGTTTAAGGAATAGTTGAGTATAGTAATCTACTATAGCAACAATTCTTAACTTACACTCAGGATCATAAATAAATGAAAGTTTACCCAATTTTTGTGAGGGAAAATTCTTTTCCCACGCATAATTGTATTGACTTTGGAAATAATCGATACCTGATTGGTCCGTTATTTTAAATAACGATGCCATCAAATCATAACTATAGGACAATAAAGAACTGTAAGCAGTCTTTGTTGCCTTACCATTTGGACCAGCCTTATTTGAAAGGTAAATATTACCTATATCAAACTTTGGTTTTTCCATATGTAGGTTATAATTTGATACGAACTCTTTAATAAAACCTGTTGGGATAGTTTTAACTATCTTTCCAGGTCTTGTTATAGATTCGTAATCAGGTTTGATTTTTAGTTTTTCTTTTCCTTCAGTCTTAAGAGTTCTTGATAAACAAAGAATAGTCATTAAAAACTTTCTTTGTTCTAAAGAACCTTTGGCTAAAGGTTTAAGAAAATCTAAACGTTTTGGTCATCCATCAGTATCTAAACCTATCTTTAAACTATTAAATAGTAATGGAGATCCACACATGTATCTTGTACAGTGTAATCTACATTGTTTTAAATATTTCACGGTTTTAATCAAACCTTGAGTATTTAATAATCTATTTAATAATTTAAAGAATGGATTTAGATAGTCTAAAGTATTAATAGTTGGAAATACAATAGAACATAGCTTAACTGTTATGTTATATAATTGTTTTTTCATTGTTAAATTTTAGATTGATGTATAATGTTTTATCCTCATTGTACGTCTATGGTGGAGGAATACCCCCCAGTAGCTGACTGG